GAGCGCTGAGCGATTAGCAAAATATTAATATTTGCGTCGCTCAGTTTTTTTATTTTGTAGCGACAAGATAAGGAGAAGAGATGGATATTTTCAAAGGTATTGGTGACTTTTTTGGTGGACTTTTTGGCCAAAAGAAAAAGCGAGAAGATGAACAGCAACAACCACAGCAACAACAATCTGCGGTGAGTTTTAATAGCACGCCCAAACTGGGAGATAATTTTGCGAATAATGCAAGCAACCCCACCCAACCACAACAGCCAAAAGAGTTTGCGAAAAGTTCGGTGGACTTAAACCCCGTGAAACCGGTGCAACCCGTGCAACCGCAACCACAAGTGAACCGGGACCAAGAACGCCAACAACTAGCTAACAAGTATCGGCAAGAAGAAACAGACCGCTACAACCAAGGCTCAGACCATGCGGCCAACTTCTTGAATGATATTTTTAGTGGTGGCAAAACAGCACAAATGCGAGAAAACACCATTAACCAAAACATCCAAAACCGGGTGAACGCTGAAATGCTCCGAAAATATGGACCAGATGACCAGCAAGTGAAGCAAAACATTGCACAAACTAGCCAAGATATTAACAACAATGCAACATCAGTGAATGACTTCACGAAAAACTATAACAATACCGTACAACAAACGGTTGCTTCGCCAGTATCAGCGGTGAAAGGTGCAGCCAACAGCGTGGTGGAAACGATGCCGAAAGTATCGGGAGCGGTAACTGAACTTGGCGCGAATACAATTAAATTGTTTGATGAAGATAACCAATTTGCGAACAATTTGATCAACCGGGTGCGAGCAGACCGTGAAAAGAACATTGTGCGAAAAACACTCAACAGCGCAACAGGTTTAACTGATCAAGATAATAAAATGGCCTATGGCTTGGGTAGTTCCGGAACAAGAATGGCGATTGATGCCGCAATGACCCCTGTAACTGGTGGTGTTGCACCAGCTTTAGTGCATGGTGTGGAAGCCCATTCAGATATGATGGACAACTTAGACAACATTGAAGCTCGCAAAAAGGCTGAAGCAATAGCAAAAGGTGAAGCGTATACACCAAGTAGCTTTGGCTCTCGCTATTTAGCCGCAACCGCTAACGCTGGAGCGCAAGCAGCGATTGAAAAACTTGGAATAGATAACGTTACAGGTAAAATTGGTGGTAAATTCGCAAAAAATATGGTTGGGCGAGCCGTCACGGGTGCGTTGGGTGAAGCTGGTGAAGAAGCCGCACAGCAATATGCCGAAAACTTCACCAAAAAGCTTTTCGACAATAAACAGAACATCCATGAAGGCGTGGCAGAAAGCGCTTTGATGGGTGGAATTATGGGCGGAGCTGGTAAAATGGCCTTTGGTGGAATGGACGCGGTTAAAAACCCATATAAAAGCAATGATATGGCAGATGGCGAAGTGAGTGTTTCGAAACTTCACCCAGACCAAATGGGCTACAACAAGGATGCGGTTTTAGGTAATACCAATAGAAACACCTATTATGACCCTAAATCATTATATGAAGCAGAAAGAAATGCAACAATTCCAACGCGCGAAAAAATCACTCTCGCAGAAGCAGAGAGGCAAAACCAAGGCGGAGACTTGCAATATACCCCAAGGAGAGAAACAAATATTAGCCGCTTAGATGGCGACCAGTTAGGCTTTACCAAAGATGAGTTAGTTGGTAAATTTACAGGCGACACTCGCAAACGAATGAGTGAGCGTAGTTTTAATATGCTTCAAGATTTACGAGCAAATAATCCGTATGTGACGGGTGATGGACAAGAAGCGTATTTGAGTGCAAGGGGTAACAAAAAGCTATCTTCAACTAGTGCAACCATTGATGATGCAACGTTTAAAGCGAGAATGCGAACCACTCCAAGACTCGGAGAAATCTTAAGTAATTCAAATAGGACACATTCAGCCGATGACTTAAAGCAGCATGGAATAGCTCCTGATGGCTTTGATTATTTATCATCACCTGTAAATGTTAACGGCAAAAGATATATACAAGAATTTGATATTGGGAAAAATAATGAAACTGGAAGAAATACGGTGTATAATTCTAAATTAAAAGAAGAACCCGAGCTTTCCGGCTTCTACACCAGATCCAACTCGGGTTCTTATGGTTCCAATATAGCACAAAATGACCAAAAAGTCAATAGGATGCAACCATTCGAACCAATAGAACGCACGCCTTTAGTAAACGGAGACAGGGATTTTGGAGGATCGTTTGGAAATGGATTTGACCCTCGAGGTAAAAACTCAGCTGTTAATAAGGCTGCTTTTCCGAAAGTTCAAAAAGAGGATTTAGTGACACCTGAACTTGAAAAATACGGAATTAAACCAACAAAAACCGAATATAATCAAGCTTTGGAATATATTTTGACTGAAGAGCGACCTGAGTTATTTGAGCGTTACGAAAAAGCACGCTTAGGATTAGAAGCGCTTGAAGAGAATATTGATTTTAACCAGTTTACACCAACAGAGCTTGAAAATTTATATGGTAAAAACTACGCTGAGCATCTTGACCGTGGTATGATTTCACAAATGGTTCGAAAAAATAGCCTAAATGGTTTAGATCAGGCTGCAATGGGTGGTGATATTGGTGAGATTGATATGGAAGACTATATTGATCGGCTAAATCATTATTATGAAACTAAAAGAGAAGTTAAAGACCTTGAGCAGGAAATCCGTGAAGCATATGCAGATCCAGAATTAAGGGAAGAAGCAAAACAAGCGTTATGGTTTAATAAGTATGAAGAGATTGAAAATGCTGTTGCAAACTTGCGACAAAACGGTGTGGATATTGACTTTGATGGATACGTGGAATTAAAATACGGCAATAAAGCGAAGAACGAGGCAGTAAAGACCGAAGAAGAGCCAAGCAGTGAAGATATAATGGATGAAAACACTAAAACGGATAAGAATATTGTTAGCGAAACTCCGCTAGTTAAAGAAACAGGCCAAAAAACCCGCAAATTCGCTGAAACTGTATTGAACACAGACACTCCACCAAAAGACTTTGTGAAGTTGATGTACGCTGGTGATGAATCTTTGAAGTATACACCAAAGAAGAATAGCGAGATGTGGAGCAGAGCGACTAAATCTGTGCAAGAAAGCCCAGAAAGAGTGTTTAATGAGCTAGAAAATACCCGTGTGGCTAATGATGAAACTATGGCCAAAGGTATCGCTTTAGCCAAGCACTACCAAGCAATGGGCGATGACCTTAAAGCAAGCGAACTCTACGTTGAACTTGCGAAAAAAGCAACAGAAGCTGGGCGAACTGTGCAAGCTTTGAACTTGATGCGAAGAACAACACCAGAAGGTGTGTTGATGAGTACAATGCGTGAAGTTGAGAGCTACAACGACAAGATGAAAAACAAGCCAAACAAGCAAATTAACATTACGCCGGAGCAACGAGCAGAGTTTTTGGGAAGATTACGAGAGGCTTATGCGATGCCGGAAGGCAACTAATTACCAGATTGTTAAGGTATGTATTTTTGACGCGGTTTTATTAATCCTCGGAGGTAATTTTATACTTACACAAAAAAACTGCCTCGATCGGAACAATAAAATACCCTACGAGATGCGGTTCGTAGGGTATTTAACTATAATAAAAAGCCGCATCTCGTACTACACAAGATACGGCGTTTCCTTTTAAGGTTGAGAACGGATTCTGGAGCCACGATCGGGGCTTGAACCCGAGACCTCATCCTTACCATGGAAGTATTGCTGCAAGCATGAGCCTTGCAGTATTTTTGTTTACACAGGAGCACCTACTGCAAGGGGTGCTCCTTTTGTCATTTCAATTGAGGCGTTGCCCATATAGCAAAGTCTCATAGAGATGAGAAAAACTCTACTAATCAATTTAAACCTTAACAATTTGGTAAAAAGTATGAATATAAGATATAAATTTTCACTTTCACCGAACAAAAACCGCAAAAATAGTAAAGATTAAAGATTGCGAGCCAATAGTTTAATGAATAGTGAAAAACTTTCATTAGCTCTGTCGGACTGATAGGTTGCCCACCTTTACTATCGGTCTAGCTGAGCTAATGAAGAAAGAATTTTATGAAAAATATTAATGAAACCGAGTTTGAACAAGAATTCGAAAAAATCAAGAACTCTAAAACTGAACTCAAACCAACAAAACCAAAACAAGGAGAAAATAAAATGAAAAATATTAAGAAATTTAACTACAAGAAATTAATCGAAACAACTAAAACAATCGTAATTTATACTGCCGTGGTTGCAGGTTTAGCCTTCTACTTTGGAATGAAGCAAGGTGAAGCTAACACTAAAATAAATCACGATAAGTTAGTTGAGACAATTCGAAATTTAAACCAAAACAAGTAAGTCCAAAGGTATCGAATTCGATAGGTTTAAATATGGCGAATTCGCCACAATTAAAACCAACTCTCGAAGCTGCGATCAAGCAACCAAGCCCAATTCGAACTGTGGAGGTTCGAGTTCAGCCCTCGCCCCAAATTGCGAGTTCACCGGTTGCTGGTCGGTGCGAAGAGTTTCGAGAGATAGTTGAAAAATACCCGTGGAACTCAAAAATTATGCTGGCAATCGCCCGAGCAGAAAGCAACTGTAATCCAAGGTCGGATAACTCCGGATTAAACACTGATGGAACTTACGATTATGGATTATTCCAAATTAATAGCGTTCATGGCCACAGCCGAAGCATTTTAGCAAATCCGGCTAAGAATACCGAGATTGCTTTCAAAATTTGGCAAAGTCAAGGTTACCGAGCATGGTCAGCATATAATAACGGATCTTACTTGAAATTTATGAACTAACCAACAACTAAGGAGATGATATGAAAAAATTGATCAACGGAAGAACTGAAGAAGAGATTTTAAACGACTTCTATGCGCTTGTCGCTGAAAATGAATGGTTTAGCTGGGTCGATGACCCCGAAGTAAACGGTTATCATACGCAGCTTAATGTAGATGAAATATTAACAGACGATTTTGAAGAATTCGCTCAAGGTTATTACAACCTTGAGTCTGAAGCTGAACAATATGAAAATACTCAAGATATGTATAGGAGCGCAGGATTATAGCTATGAATGGTTTAGTTAAATATGTAAATAATGAAGTTAGAATTGAAGAGATAAAAGATTCAGCTCGATTGAAAACTGTTTTAAACAGTCCCGTAAACACTAAGTGGCTTAAGAATCACCCTACTGCAAAAAATGTTAAGTATCTTCCAATCGATAAGATTGAAATGTTGCTTGATATGATTTTCCAGGAATGGCGAATTGAAATTTTAAGCATTTCACAACTCGCACAGAGCGTTTGTGTAACGGTTCGGGTTCATTATAGAAGCCCAATCACTGGCGAGTGGAGCTTTCATGATGGAGTCGGCGCAAGTCCACTTCAAACTAACGCTGGAAAATCTGCTGCAGACCTTGCGAATATCAAGAATAACGCGGTTCAATTGGCCGCCCCTGCTGCTAAATCTTATGCAATTAAAGATGCAGTCGAACATCTTGGTAAAATGTTTGGTCGAGACCTTAATCGAAGTGATACGGTTGGCTATAAATTTTTATACAAAGATGAGCAGGAACAACAAAAAGAAGTTAAAGATAATTCGCAAGAACTCATCGCTAAACTCAAAGCTTCAAAAAACCTCAAAGAGCTTCAAGATAATTTTGTCAAAGGAGTTAATAAATTCAAAGGTAATAATGAAGTGATCGCAGAATTAATCCAAATTAAAGATGAAATGAAAGGTCAATTAAAATAATGAAAATCTTAAACCTTGAACAACGCTCAGATGAGTGGTTGCATTTTCGGGAAGGTAAAATCTCCGGAAGTAAAGCCAAAGAATTTGGCACACCGCGCACTGTTTTAAAATCTGAATGGTTAGAGCTTGCGGAAAAGTTAAAAGTTGAAATTCCTTTGAATCAAAAAGGTCAACCGAAAAACTTAACGATTCAAGAACTTAAAGACTTGATCGGCGAAGCTGAAGTTGAGAAAAAAGAGTGTGAAGTTGAACTTGGCGATGCAATTTATAAACTCATCGCTGAACGAATTGCAAAGCCAATTAATGAAAATGATTATGTAGATCGCTTGAATGGTCGCAAATATTCCGCCGCTCTTCGTGGCGAGATTCTCGAAGAAGAAGCGCGTGAGAAAGTTGCGCAAAAGCTCAACAAAGAAATTATCGAAGGTCGCGTTTGGCAATCGGACATTAACGAAAATATCATTTGTTCCCCAGATGGCGAGATTGTAAATAAAAACGGTGAGATCACCGAAGCGGTTGAAATCAAATGTTTAGACAATTGGAAGCAAGTGCGAGCATTTTACGAACAACAACCACCTAGCGAATACAAACAGCAGATTATTCAATACTTTGCAGTGAACGAGAAACTTGAAAAACTCTACTTTGCAATGTATTCAGATTCTTTCGCCCTTGCCCCACAACTTGAACTCTTAATCTTCGAGCTTAACCGCAAAGATTTCGAGAAAGAAATTCAGCGAGCAATTTATTTTGAACAATCTGCACTTGCATTAGTCGAGCAAGAAGTAGAAAAACTATTATTTTAAGAAAGGATTTTATGACTCAGGAAGAACTCAAAAATATCACCATTACACCAGAAGAAACCAAAGAAAGCGGCTATTTCGAATTTGGCGTGCATGAAGTAAAAATCACTAAAACTAAGATTGATAAGCATGAAGACAAGCCTTATGCAGAAATCTTTGTTGAAAACGATTCTGCAGAAGACCGCGCAAGGCTTTGGTTGCACACTCCCGACACTCGACGAATCTCAATTGACACTGTGCGAAGAATTTTAGTTCACAACCAAGAAGATGAAAGCGTTAAGCAGAAAATTCGTGAAAAGATTCAGCAAATTAAAAACTTGGCAGATTTTGCAGTTTTACTCGAAAAAACAGTTGGCTGCACTGCTTGGTTCAAGGTTAGCGAAGATGAAGACCGAACTTACAAAAAAGACGGCAAGGTTAAAAAATCAATCAACCGCCGGATTTACGGTTATAAACCAAAATCTGACAATCTAAAGACTCAAGCCGAAACTAAATCTGAAACTCAAGAACCCGAAACACCTGAAAACTTTGATGAACCAGTTGATTTAAGTGATATTCCATTTTAAGGAGTTGAGATGATCAAAAAAGAAGAAATTTTACACCTTAAAATTTGCGATTATCTGCGTAAAAACTATCCCGACGTGTTATTTCGAACCGATTTCTCAAGTGGTATGAAGATGACACCGGGTCAAGCCGCCAAGCACAAGAAATTTCAAAAATCACGAGCTTGGCCGGATCTGTTTATTGCAGAAAGTAATAACTTCGCGAGCGGTCTATTTCTCGAAATTAAAGCTGAAGATGTTGTTGTCTTTAATAGAAATGGCAAAATTAGAAAGAATAAGCACTTAATTGAACAAGATAAAATGCTCAAAGAACTAAGAAAAAAAGGTTATCGCGCAAGATTCGCGATTGGATATAATCAAGCAATTTTTGAAATTCAGCAGTATCTCGGCGAACCAAAGCATAAGAAAGTCGAATTTTAACAACCAAAAATGAAAGGATAAATTATGAATCAACCTGATATTCAGCATTTAATTATGCAAGACCTAAAATTTAAAATGTCGACTTGGCGAATAGTCGCGATCGTCGCCTTAATACTATTTTCAGGCACGGTTGGATTATTTATCAGCTCAGATGTTGAGCTCCAAAACGCCAAAGCTAAACTGAACGCTACGGTTGATTGCCGAAAGTAAATTAAAATCATAATTTCAGCCTTACAAGGGGCTAATGCCCTGAAGTGTTCTAAAATATCTTGTGCAAGGGAGGATTAAACTCTTTAATCGTCCCTTGTAGGGCTGAAGTCAAGACCATATTGCTGACATCAGCAAAATGGTTTTAAGGAGAAAGAATAGAAGAAATGAACAGTTTCACTGTCAAATGGATAGATGAAAAAGGCGTTGAACGATCTAAAAATTATAAAACCTTGAACGATGCAACCTACGCTCGTAACTGGTTACTCAAAAACGGCGCCAAACAAGTCGAAATATTTATCAATAAATAAAGGAGATGATATGAAAATTGAAATTCAAATTAAAAATAGCCAAGCTCAAATTCCTGTAACGGTGATCCCTGCTGAATGAAAGCGTTATATCGAGGTGTAGCTTGCACTGAACTATTCAACAAGAAAATCGAAGTTCCGGAACACAAATCTCGAGCTTTCGAAAAGACACCTGAAGAGATTAAAAAAGCTTTAAAGATTGAGAAAGATCGAAAAAAGTACTCAGCTAAACAAACTAAGAAAACGAGGAAAGGAACGGCCGTTGCTTAATTCGTCGCCCTGCCATACGGCGTAAAACTGGGTCTGAAATATTAAAATATTTCTGTAATAAATTTATAAATAATAAACACTATTTCCACGGCGAAAGCAATTTCGCCCCTCGAACCTGGACATAACTGAAATTAAATAATAATGTGGTAGTTATAATAATAGTTTTGGCGTGGTTTTGTCATACACGCAAGGTTGTGTTCAGATTTGAGGGATAGGTAGAAACAAGCACTTTTAACACGATCATAAGCAATTTTCGAGTGTTTCTGCTTTACCTCAACTATATAAGGAGTAATAATGAAAAGATATAAATTATTAAAGAATTTACCATTTGCGAAAGCTGGAACTATATTTAGGAGAATAAGTTTTAAGAGTAAAGATGGTCTAAGTGATTATGATTATTTAGAAACTAATATATTATTAGATGGCAACCAAGATGAAACAGTATTTAGTATTAAAAGAAATTATTTCATAAATAACTTTGATGAATGGTTCGAAGAGATTAAAGAACTAGAACAAATTTATTATGTCGATAACCTTGGTGGTTATGTGTCAAAAATAGAGAAAGGCCAACTTGCTATCTTCCCGACGCTTATCGCAAACTTGAAATCAATCGGCAACTATTTCGAAACCGAAGAAGAAGCTAAAAAATATCTGGAATATCTCAAGGCCAAAGCAATTATCAAGCAAGATACGAAAGGATATAAACCTGATTGGAATGACGAAAACGATAGAAAATATTGTGGTTTTTGGGATATTACGAAAAAAGAATTTGAATATATGTGCATTAACACTTTGCAATCCGATAGTATTTATTTCAACATAGCAGATGATATTGTTGAAAGCTTCGAAAAGCACCCAGAAGAGTGGAAGACATATTTGACTTATGACCAATAAACAAATTACTAAAGAAGGAAATGTAAAAAAAATGAAACCACAACCAACTAACAAGGAACTTTTAGAAATAGTGGCAGTCCTTGCAGAGCTATCACTGCAAATCGTGACTGAAAATCGCACATATTGGAGCAATCTTAAGAACCCACCTGAAACGAGGGGAGAAATGCGAGAACGAGCGGATGAATTCACAAAGATAAGTAAAAGAGTAAATTTCCTTTGCGAGAAATCACAAGACCTCGTATTGGAACATAAGGATTTACTGAATTTAGACATACTAGGAGAATAAAAAAGGACTAAAATATGCTAAACAAAGCAGACCCAGATTTCACAATTATTCTCAATGAATATGATGAAAACGGAGAAAAGATAGTTGAACATAGGTTTAAATCAGAGCAAATGTATTGGGAATATTATGAATTACTTCAAGCAATCAAAAGAATGAACCGCCCGAATATTTCGGAAGAAGAACACGAAAAGTGGTTTAAAGAACAATGCGAAGCTTGGTCGAAAATAGAAAATCTTGAAGAAAAGCTCGAAGAATGGTCATAATTTAAAAGGAGTAAAAATAATGAAATACATAGTATTTGACATTGATGGTGTTTTAGCAGATTGCTCACACCGTTTGAAATATATTCAAGGTGAAGATAAGGATTACGATAGTTTTTACTCTTATGATGAAATTTTAAAAGATAAGCCTATTCTCAATTTAGATAAGATATTACTTAACATACAATGTGCGGAGAGTTCTGATATAGATATTAGATTCATCACCGCTAGAAATATTAAAAGCATTACAGCCACTGCAGAATGGTTAGAAAAATATTTTAGTATTATGGTCGAAGAGGGAGATATTCTTATGCGACCTGAGAAAGACTGGCGACCAGCTTATCAAGTTAAGGAAGATTTGATTGAAAAACATATTGGTTTTGAAAATATTCTTTTCGCATTTGATGACGATGACAAAGTTAACGAGATGTATAAGAAACACGGTGTTACTTGTTATAAACCGAATATAACGAATGTCGTATAAATGTCGTATAAAAAAGGAGATAAGAAATGACGATTGATAAAAATATTGATGAGAATAATGAACTCATCAAGAAACAAAATAAATATCTGCTCGCCCTTCATAAAGAAAAAACATTTGAGAAATTCTATAGTTCTCTTGAAGAAAAAGACCCTTATGAGGCAGAAAGGAATGTTCCCTTGTGTGATACCTACAATTTCGATAGTTATAATGGTGTAGCTTTAAGACACCAATCTGAACTCATAGCAGATATTGCAGATAAAATGAAAGAGCTAAAATATTTTACCAATAGAACTAAAAGACAGTATGAATATTTTAAAAGCCTTAAAGAAACCTCAGATAATCTAAATCCAAAAATCTTAAAGTTTATAGAAGATTATGAAGAGTTTTATTTTTGGGAAAAGAAAGAGGTGGGATAACTAGCTAAAGCTGTAATATGATATAATGTAAGTATGGAAGAAAATAATATTAGCACAGTGTCAAAACAGATGTTGTTTGCTATGTATCAAAAAGAATTATATCAACCTGCAAAATTATTTTACGCTTTAAAAATAGATTCTAAAATAGTAAGCGATCCTAAAAATGAAAATAAAGACTTAATAGACGATATGTTAAGGATAGCAGGCGGTAATTCATTGCGTGTGCTTCAAAGTGTAAATTATTTATTGGAGTCTGGATATCTTACTGCTGGAGATGTAAAGGCGTCACCATTTGGTGATTATGCTATGTTTTGTGGTTTGAGGATGTCATCTAAAGGGGTTGACTTTGTGGAGGATGTTGCTAGTGGAGATAAGGAGAAGATGAAGCAAGTTGGACTGGTCGTGAATGGTGACATGAATTTTTCACTTGAACTTGATTCTATAGTTAAGGCAGAAGCTTCAGATCTTCTTGGAATTAAGAAAATAGCAGAATTTTTTACGAATAAAAATAATTAGTCAATCTAATAGATATATGCTATAATATACATAAAGGGAATAATGGGCAATCTATCAGTTCGAAATAACCAAGTTGGACGTGCCGTGTATTTAGAGTGGCGTGTCAAAAGGTTCGAACTGCACATTTAAAGCTACTCCTTGCTTCCATTGGCAAGAAATAACTTATGCGTTCAGCTTGGTTTTATGATATAATTAATGTAGATAACACGGATTCCGATTTTTGCGGAGTCTTTTTTTATTGGAGGAAATATGGCTAAAAAAAGCGAGAAGAAAAAAGTTGGAAGACCTACGAAATATGATCGAAAATATTGTGGGGAGCTTATAGAGTTTTTTAGCGTAGATGCGACAAGAGTGGTTGAAGATATGCGTAAGCTTAGTGCTGATGGCGGTAGCGCGAGTATCATAAAAAGGCGAGTTTCTAATGAAATGCCGACTTTTGCGAAATTTGCAAGAAAAATAGGGGTTAATCAGGATACTTTGCATGAATGGAAGAAAAAACACAAAGAATTTTCCGAATCCTACAAGCAGGCGAAAGAATTGCAAGAAGAGTTTTTGATTAATATTGGTTTGAGTGGAGTGACGAGCGCAAGTTTTGTAATTTTTGCGATGAAGAATATTTGCGGTTGGCGCGATGAAAAGGATTTGAAGATTAAGGCACAAAAAGAAAAGGATTTAAGCGATGCCGAACTTGACGACGCAATCTTTAACTAATAAAGAGCTAACAAGAGCGGATATTTTGCGAGTTTGTGAGAAATATCGCCATGATAAGCCTTTTTTACGTAAAGTTTTAAGGGGAATTTTTAAGCGACCGGAAAATATTCACTTATTCGGTTGGTTTATTTCAAAAGAATATATTGAATTAGAAACACCAGACTTTCATAAGCAGATTTTGCGAGAAATTAGTGGTGAAAACTCAAGAGTAGCGATTTGTGCACCTCGTGGTCATGCTAAGTCGACAATTGTTAACTTTACTTATGCACTTTGGGCAACAGTTCAAAAAAAGGTGCGATTTGGCTTAATTATCAGTGACACCGTGACTCAGAGCGTGGAGTTTGTGAATGCGCTGCGTGATGAGATTGATAGTAATGTCCGTTTAAAGTGGCTTTATGGTGATTTAACTGGTGAACTGTGGCGAGATGGCGACATTAAAACGGCGAGTGGTGTGCGGTGGACTGCCAAAGGTGCTGGAATGAAAATTCGTGGTATTCGAGATGGCTCAGCTCGCCCTGATTTGATTATTTTTGACGATTTGGAAAATGACGAACAAGTTGCAACGGCTTATCAACGAAAAAAGCTCAAGGATTGGTTTCGAAAAGCGGCAATGCCAGCGTTGAGCCGAAAAGGGCGAATTATTATGATTGGAACAATTTTGCATTATGATTCACTTTTGCAGAATATCTTAGATGGCAAGGAAGGCTTTAGGAGCTGGCGAACGATGTTATTTTCAGCAATTATGAAAGATGAGAAAGGTAGAGAGTTTGCTTTGTGGTCGGAGCATATGAATTTGGAAGAGTTGAAAGCTTTGCGAGATGATCCGAACCACCCGAAATATGTGGGCTCGATTGTTTTTGCTCAAGAGTATCAAAATAAACCACTCAGTGAAGATGACTTGATTGTGAAACCTGAAAATATTAAGTGGATTGACGAACTACCCGAGAATACGGTAATTCGAAGAACGGTTTTGGCGATCGACCCAGCTGTTTCGCAACGAGACACCGCCGACCCAACCGCAAAAGTGGTGGCGAGCCTCGACCAGTTTGGTAATGTGTTTGTGCGTTATGTTGGCAATGATCGCTTTAGTGTTTCGGAAAACGGCGCAGGTATTCAAAGGTTGAATGCGAGATTTTCGCCTGAAAGAATCGGAATTGAAGAAGGGGCGTTGGGCTTGGTGTTTAAAGATTTACTAGCTGGGTTGCCACTGGTTGGATTAAAAGCTAATGCCGATAAAACTTCGCGTTTAATTAGTGTGAGCCGATTTTTCGAATCCGGAAAGATTTATTTTTTACAAAACGCAAACAAGATTCAGGACTTGCACGATCAGCTGATGGAGTTCCCGAATGGTGCACACGATGACATGGTGGATGCGATGGTTTATGCGATTCGGATGTTGTTAGTAGACGGTCAAAAGTTGGTGAGTGCGGATGATTTCATTTTAGACTAAAAAAGGAGTATAATAGAAGATATATTTAACAGTAGAAATAAGGAGAAGAGATGGCAAAATTAAAGATTAGTGAATATGCTAAACAGATATTAATGCTGATGTATAAAGAAGAACGAGATAGTCCGGGAGTTTCTTTTAACTCTTTATCGATCGATGAGGATGGTCTAGAAACAGACGAAGAAGAGTTAGCGGATGCCATCACAGAAATTGTCGACAGTAACGCTAGGGTTATCCAAAGTTTAGAGTATCTAATAGATAGTGGTTATGTACGTGTACAGAGACGAAAGGCTATGGATAACGAAGCAGTCTATAGTAGAGTTCGGCTAACTGCGCTTGGAGTAGATTTTGCAGAAGGCGTAGCGAGCGGGAACCCTCAGAATATAAAGCAAGCAGGCTTAATAATAAATGGAGGTGTTAACATCGAACTAGAGTCTTTGGGCAAAATAGAGCTATCGGACATATTTGGGCTAGATTCTATAAATAGTCTAGTTAAGGTTATTAAATCATTCTCAAAAGCTAGCTAAATTGTCTTTAAGATGATATAATTAAATTAGAATATACGGCTCATCGCGAAAGCGGTGGGCTTTTTCTGTTGGTTAAAAATAGGAGAAGAGATGTTTGGCAGAAAAAAGATTGAAGAATTACAAAAAGAAATTGGCAGCACAATAAGTGGTAGCTTAATTTTTGGCGACTACGAACAAGAGATGAACGCTTGGAATCGAGAGCGGAAGATTCGAGATTATCGTGAAATGATGAAAGACCCGACGGTTGAAGGTTTGTTTAATATTGTAACGATGCCGATTTTGGCAAGTGAATATCAAATTGTTGCGGAAGATGAAAACGAAAACGCAAAAGAGCAAGCAGATTTTGTGCGAAAGAATCTTTTTGAAAGTAGTTTTAAAGGTGGAATTGAAACGCCATTTGATCTATTTTTAGATGAGGCGATGTTGGCCTTGGCTGATGGTTTTGCTGTTTGGGAAAAAGTGTATCGTTTAAATAAAGATGGCAAATTGGAGCTTAAAAAATTAGCCCTAAGAGATAGCTTGAGTGTGGAACTTGAAGCTGAAAAAGGTGAATATGTTGGAGTTAAACAGACTTTGGAAGATGGCGGAGTGGTAGAAATTCCGGCGTATAAAACATTTTTATTTACTCACAATAAGAAATTTAACAGATTATACGGTCGAAGTATTTTAAACTCTCTCTATAAAAACTATGACAAAAAGCAAAAGTTGGAATATTTAGACTCAATCGCCCTACAAAATGATGCAATTAAACCAAAGATTTTAACCGAAACGCAAGAACACTTGGGTGTAGGCTCTGGAGCAATGCGAAAAATAATTCACGCAATCGGTAAATTTGGTAAAACTAACTCGGCGGTTAGCGTTCCGTTTGGCTATGATATTAAAACATTAGAAAGCGATGGTCGAGATCCACACCAGAGTATTGAACGCCAAAAAAGTGAAATGGCTTTTGCTTTCATGGCGAATTTTATGCTTTTAGGAACACAAGGTAAAAGCTCGAGCGGAAGTTATGCACTGTCGAACACACAAGCTGGTATTTTTCAGATGAGTTTGCAGAGCATTTTGGATAAACTGGAAGCACACATTAACCAATATATTATTGCTGACTTAATCGACTTGAATTTTGCCGAACCGCATTACCCACAGTTTAAATTTGCAAAATTAGACAAATCTAAAATTGAATCAATCTTTGAAATCTTTAAAAAGATGGTAGATAAAGACAAGGTTAGCGATGAAGTGGTTAAACAAGTTGAGGATGAAGTTGCAAATCAATTAGGTTTTCAAATTGAGAATAAAAAGCAGTTGAATTTGAGCGAGAATGAACCTACTACTAAAATAGCACCACCAGATAAGCATTTTTTAAACCTAGACAAGAAATGGCAAGACATTGAAAACCGTTTTTTAGACCAAAGCCGCACGATTTTTGAGAGTGTGGCGAAAGGTATTAAAGAAACAGGTAAAATTGAACTTTCAAAAGAATATAAAGACTTACTAATCAAGACTTTCAAACAAGCCTACACTGAAGGCAAGATTTTTAGCGCTAATCGTGAAGGGCGAAAAGCGGGTAAAGATTCGCCGGAATTTTCTAAAAACGCAAAAGAATATATAAATTGGATTTTCGAAAAGCAAGAAAATGATTTAAAACAGTTTTTGGAAAGCGAAAGTTGGAACGATACCTTGCTTGCTGAAGATTCGAGCGATTTTTTGCGGAATCTAGCGACTGGTGTGTTAATTGAAAGCGTGATAAGCTGGTTTTTGAAACGAGCTAAACCAACAGCAAGTTATTTGGTTGGTCGAGGTGTGAATGCTGGTATTTATAGCGATTTTAAACCTGATGATTTGATTGAATATTCGGCAATTATCGACGGACACACTACAGCTGGCTGTTCATATTTGAACGGCAAAAAGATGACTTGGCAGGAATGGCAGAAAAACCCTGATATGATTCCACCACGCCATTTTGGCTGCCGTGCAACTTTGGTGCGCGTGGTTGAAGGTGGTGATGAAGGCGAAAATCCGGTAGACAAAAAGCTTTTGGAAAGAAAAGATGATTTTGTGAAGACGCCAAAGAGTGAGTTAGTTCAAAAAAACCCAGAATTGGCGAAATATACAAAAAAAGAGCTTGAAGCTATGCTATTTTATAAAAGCGATGGGGGATATTCTGCTATAAATAACGCTCTAAGAAGGGGTGACGATATTAACCCTGGACTTAAGGCGAGAATTGATACTTTAGAAACAGCTATTTCTAAAAGTAAATTTGAGTCAGACCAGACTATTTATCGAGGGTTTAGCTTAGATAGAAAATTAAAAGTTGGTGATATTGTTGAGAATCCAAATTTCATGTCAACAAGTAGGGAACTAGATGTATCTTTAGAGTTTGCAAATTCTGGAGCTGGAAAGAATTACTATTTACTTGAAATGAGCGAAATCAAGGGCTCGCCAATGCTTGATATTGACAATGTCTTAAAAGATTCTTTAGGCCAAACTTTAATAGATGAAGATGAGATATTGCTAAATCGCGGAAAATCTGTTATAATAGAGAGTGTAAAATATAATAGTGAAAGAGGTATATATATGCTAAATGCTAAATTCACAGATGAGACAAAAACACTTTCAGACAAGGAAAATATAGCTAAGAATAGCGGTGAAGAAATTAGGAAAATACTAAGTTCGATTAAAAAACCTGTTTCTGACCTTTCGGATGCAGAAAAACAAGCAATTTTAGATGAAGTTTCAAAAAATCCGAAGGTTTTGAGTATCCATCGACGATGGTTGAGTGATGAACTATATGGTGGCTTTTCTGTAGTAGAATAATTCCCAATTTAAACTCTTTACAACCCAAATTAAAACTGCTATAATAAAAACATAATATACGGCTCGCTAAGGCCGTATTTTCTTTTGCCATTTTTCAAAAAGAAACTCGCTACGACTTGAGCGAGCTGATATTTAAGGAGAAATGCATGTATATTTTTATAAATAGAGATTTGGAAATTCGGCTAAGTGAAGACTCGAACCAGTATAAGCAATTTTGGAAACAGATTTGCAAGTTTGGCGAATACGTGAACCCAAACGGCAACGGGAAGATGATTCTGGACAAGAAATTTGCAGATGAAATGGTTGGGAATTTCAAAAGTGGAAAATATGGTGTTGTGCCAGTTCCGCTTGGACACCCGAAAGACAGCATTGAGTTGGCGGAATTGAACCGAGGCGAAGTTAAGGAATTGAAGATTACTGATGATGGAATTGATGCCTTAATTGAGATTCGAGATAATGACACGGCTGATAAAATCGAAAAACGACTAATTCCGGATGTATCAATGGGATTTAGCGAAGATTATTTGGATAAACGAACTGGAAAATATGTTGGCGCATTTTTAAAACACGTAGGATTGGTTGCAGACCCTTACATTAAGGGAATGGATCAATTTGTAGCGTTGAGCGAGAGTAGTGCAAGTATACTTTTCAGTGATAAAGAAATTAAGAAAGGAGAAGAAATGAATCTTGTAAAAATTAAGAATGACCGAGATTTTGACATTGAAGTTAAGTTTACTCTTAACGATGAAGAGAAAAACGAACTAATTAAAGCCGGTGAAGAAATCGAAGTACCAGAAGATCAGGCTGAAGCTGTAAAAGAGCAGATCGAAAAAGCTGAAAACCCAGAGGAAGCCGAGGCTGAAGCAGAAGCTGAAGTTGAAAATGCAGATGAGCAATTGGCTGATGAAAATCAAGAAGATGATGAAGCTGAAAAATTACGAAAAGAGCGTGAAGAGTTCGAAAAAGAGAAAGCAGAATTTGAACGCAAGAAAAAGAATTCTTCAGCTAAAAAGAAATTCGATCAGCTTTTGAGCGAAGGAAAAGTAGTACCTGCAATGCGAGAAAACTTTATTGCTCTATCTAGCGTGCAGGCTGATGTATATTTAAGTGATGAAACTTCAAAACCAACTGATGTATTACTTTCGGAACTCTTTGAGAAGATGCCGGATATGCGACTATCTGATGAAGATGGCGAAAATAACGCAAAAGCAAGTGATGAAGTTGAGCTAACCGATGAAGATAAGAGAGTTATTGAGAAATTCGGTTTAAGCGAAGAAGATTATAAAGAAGTAAAAAAGGAGAATCTATAATGTTTTATCGACAAAATGGTGATGTAATCTCAGCCAAATTTGGCGCAAACGATATTAAGATCGGTCAAATCGTAACCGTTGACGCAACTGGTAATGCAAAAGCTGGTGAAGCTGGAAAAGACTTTCTAGGAATTGCTCTTGAAAACACAGCAGACGTAATTCGTGGAAATGAAGTGCGAATTTGCACAGAAGGTGTGTTCGAACTTGGCAAAGACTCAGCCGTAGCAACAGACCTTGGAAAAGGCGTTAAAATTGTTGATGCCGACAAAGTAGCTGTAACCTCAGCCCCAACTGATGTAAAAATTGGTCAAATCGTTGGTATCGTTAACGAATCTAAGGTTTTGGTTAAAATTAAATAATTTTAAGGAGAATGAAGATGAACGAAAAATTAAAGAATTTAAACTTGACAATTCAAACCGTTTTTAAAACAACTTCAAAAGAAGTTAAAGATCCATTGCAAAACGTGCTTTATGACGTTACTCCAACAAGTAGCTCAGCAGTAAATATTGCAACTGTTTCAAACGTTCCTGGAATGCGAGAATTTAAAGCAGAACGCAAACACGGCATAGCTGAAGATTCAGTAGTAACAATCGTACCTCGAACTCACGAAGCAACTCTTGATGTGAACCGTGAAGACATTGAAGATGATAATATTGGTCGCGTTCCTGCAATGGTTAAAATGATGACCAGCAAAGCAAACCGCTACTATGGTTCACTAGCAATTGCAGCGCTTGAACTTGGTTTTACTGCAAAATTGAATGATGGCCAAGCGGTATTTTCTACAAAACGCGGAAACTTGATCGCTGGCGCACTTTCAAAAGAGACTTTCACAAAAGCTTATGACGCATTGCTTGCAATGACTGATAGTGACGGCGAACCAATTTTTGCAATGCCAACTCACTTGATTGTTGGAACAAAAAACCGTGCCGCTGCTGAAAAGATTTTGAAAGCGATGACTGGCGCAAATGGTGAGACCAACACTGACTATAAAGCGGTTGAACTCATCGTTGATCCACGAATTACTGGCACAACTTGGGCGTTGGTTGCAGCAGGTGATGGAATTATGCCACTTACAATTGCTGAACGCGTAAAAGTTGGTGCACCTGTAGCGAAAACTGATCTAAATAGCGATCGAGCTTTCGAAACTGATGTATTTAGCTGGGGACTCCGCGGCCGATTCGACGCAGCATTTGCTGATGTTCAACGAATTGTAGCCTCAACTGGAAAATAAGCTAACTTTTGAGAATAGAATCAGCCAACTTGGCTGGTTTTATTTTGGCCAAAAATTTGATATAATAAAAAGGTAATAGACGGCTTTCAAAAGAGTCGTTTTTTCTTTTTTGCAAGCCAGAAAGGAATAAAATGAGTGATAAAAATTTTGAAAGCGTGCAAGCTATCTTAGAAGAAGCAGGACTAATTTATCGACAGCAAAATATTAGTGCAGAGATTCAAGGAAATCATATTATTTTAAATGATGGAATTATCGCAGATTCAAATTATAACGATTTAGTTGATTTTGAAGATGTGGCCGTATTTTGTGGTGGCGAAAAAATGGAAGTGTCAAATATTGACGCCGAGAATGGCGTTATTGAACTAGCTAATAACTCAAAAAACGGCGAAATTGCTAATGTTAGCTATAATTATAGCAATGTTCGGCAAGCATTAGTGGAAAAAATCCGCGGTGAAGTATTGGCTGAAATTCGAAAAGTTTTAGCTATTAGCACGATAGAGCAAAATCGTGATATTGTGGGTTATATTGTGCGAATTTACGCAGCCGGAAAGCTATTGGTGCGAGAATATGGCTTTAATCAAGAAATAACTGATACAAGTAAAGACGGCTACCGTAAAATTGAACTCGCTAAAGCTGAAATTAAAGCTTTACAAGAAACCGAAGAAGAAAAGCGCACTGAAAATGAAGTGTGGAGTACGGGAGACGAAGACTTGTTTGGTAAATATCGACAGCGGAGAGTTGAGGATTTTTAAATGAGTCTAATTCAATTTTCGATTGAAAGCTCTGGCGAGAAGGCGATTATTCGAGATTTTGAAAACCGCTGGAAACAATCTCAAAACTTAAGCAAGCCTCTTGAAGATTTTGCTAATTATTTTGAGCGAGAAATTCAGCGGAATTTTGAGGGTAGTGGTTCGGGTTTTGGAAGCTGGGCGCGAAGAAAGAAGGCTTACAGTCACCCGATTTTACGAAATACACGCAGAATGCAGAAAGGTTTTAAACATACGACCAGATCGCAAGAAGTGGAGTTTTCAAACTCGGCATCTTATTTTAAATTTCACCAACTAGGAACACGAAAACTACCAGTGCGAAAGATGTGGGGCGTGCGTGAAATGGATTGGCAAGAATTAAAGCAGAATATTCAAAAATATTTATTTGAGGAGAGCAGATAATGAATAATAATTTTTATAAAGACCCAATACTTGAACGAATTAAGGATATTTTAGAGAAAAATTGTGTGAAAGAATTAAAGGGGCGGTTTTATTTTGGTGAACCCGTGATAGTAGCGAAAAACTCTTTACCACTTTGTTTTATGGAGTATACAGAACAAGATGTGGAAGATTCGGCCGCGTTTGAAATTACTACAAATTTAACCGTAAAATTAACCGTGGCGGTGGATTTGACTCGAGATTTAACTACGAATGCTAAAAATATTAATAGTTTTGCAACCTTGCACCGAATTGTTTGTGGCAGAAATGAAAAAATGCAACTTTTGCCGGATTCGATAATGGGAATTTTAGTAAAAAACCAAGATGCCGGTTATTTGGGTGAACGAGTGGCTTTGAATTTGGGCGAATCTGGCGTAAAAATGGAATATGGCTATGGCGAACGAGGTGATGGAATCTTTACACGAGAGTTGAGCTTGAGTTTTGGCGTGAAAATAGCTGAAAATATTTGAATTTTAGACAAAAAAGTCTATAATTGAGTTATGAAATATGTTTATATAATCATTGTAGCTATTATGTTTTTACCCATTACAATAGCGCTATTAATTCTTGCATCACCTTATCTAATTTGGGAATATTTCTATTTTAAAGGTGAAGATTTCTTAAAAATTAAAAGAAAACTCGATAATTACGTTCGTGAGTGCAACGAAATGAATGCACATATCGAATCGCTGAAAAGTGTTTATGTTGATTTCAACCAAGTAGAACAAGGCCGGGCAGAAGTTAACGACGCGAGCGCTTGGAATTTTCAAAGAAAAGAATTAAGTAAATACGAAAAAAGCAAATACACTCATAATTGCTCAAGCACTGTTTGCCGAAATGCACGGAATCAACCATTTAAGTATTTGTGTAAATATTTCAACATTAAGCCGACCGAAGAAAATCTTGATGTATTCGAAGAGACATTAAACCAATTCTTGGCCGCAAAAAATGGTGTTGAAATTTTGAAAGGCAAAAGGGAAACATTACTAAAAAGCTTAAAAAATCAAGTTCCGTTTGTGATTCGTGTTTTCCGAAAAAAGAAACTTGAGAGAGAGCTAGGTTTTGAACCTGTTGACTTTAGCGACGCTTACGTTCCGGTTTATAAATTTCAATATATTTCAGCTGGTGGAAATTCTAGCATGGAAACTAAAGTTGTGTTAGATACCGACAATTTGGAAAGTTTCATTAACTATTTGGCTGATATTGTTAAGTTTAGAAAAAGCGCTGCTGGACAAAGGGCGTTGATGACAGCGAATTTGCGACAGAAGATTAAAGAACGAGACCGTTTCACCTGCAAGAAGTGTCAAAACAACTTAAATCGAGAACCGAATTTGTTACTTGAAATTGACCACATTATACCAGTTTCAAAGGGTGGATTAACTGCCGAAGACAATCTTCAAACTTTGTGTTGGAAATGTAATAGAAGTAAGGGTGCGAAAGTTTAGCGCTTGCTAAAAATATAAATAATTGATATAATAAAAGTATAAATATACGGCTCAAACGGCCGTATTTTCTTTTGGTTTAAAATTTGGTTGATTGGGCTTTAATTTTAAAAGGAGAATAAGATGAATGAAGGCGCAATCGTTGGTCGAAAAATAGCTATTGGAATTAATCTAGAAGATACGAGGGGAACTGCGAAAGACCCAAGCTATTTTTACCCACAACTCGATTTTAGTTTTAAAGATACAATCGAGACTAAAAATAACGAGTCTGCATATGGCTCAATCGTAAAAAATAACTCAATCGACGTAATGAGTGTTAAAGGTGAAGGCACAATTGGCGGAAAAATGTTTATTAAAGGGCTTTATTACTTTTTAGCATTGGCATTTGGCCAAAAACCTACAAAAGGTGCTATTGATGGTGATAATAAAGCTAAAAAATATGACTTTGCTTTGAGCAATTCGAATAGTCACAGCTCGGCAACTTTAGCTATTAAAAATGACATTGAGGCGAAAAAATATACTTTTGCAATGCTTGATAGCTTTAAAATTTCTTGGCAAGCTGACGATTATCCAAAGATTGAAATGAACTTTATTTCGAAAAAAGGTGAGCGAGTAGCTAAAAATTCAATTATTGCAGGCTATATTGATGAACCTGAATTCTTGCCAAAAGACTTTTATTTGAAACTTGCTGATGACCTAGCTGGACTTGCAACTGCACCAGATGTAATGCCAACCAGCTTTAGTTTGGAATTTAAAAAGAACTTGAACACAGATTTTTACAAAGGTGATGTGAGTGAAATTTTCAACATGGACTTTGAGGCGAGCGGAAGCTTTGAACAGAAAATCCAAAATACGAAATATCAAGATGCAACCGTTGCTGGTAAAAGCTACGCTTTGGAATTTGGTTTGATTGATGACCGCCATAAGGCTGGAACAAAAACACCAACAAGCTTGAAAATTCGTGCAGCTAAAATTGGAATTTCAAGCTATGACCCAAGTTATGGTTTGAGCGATCTAGCGACTGAAACAATCAACTTTGAAGTGTTAAACGATATTAAAACTGGAAAAACTATTGAAGCTGAATTGATTAATAGCTTTGATTATTAGGAGGAATTATGCGAGATCAACGAATTGAGTTAGAAAACGGCCGATATGCTGTGATAAGAAACTTTTTGCGAGTTCGAGACCGCAACAGATACCAAAAAGCATTGCTTTCACGCCAAAAAATCACACCTGAAAGCACTCAGGATGGCAAAATTAAGTTTGTGCTAGAAGGTGATCAGATGATTGAAGCGCAAGAACTCGCTACTGAAATTTTATTGGTTGACTACGACGGAACAACTGAAGGAGCTTTCGATAAATTAATGGATAGCGAATTCGCCGAAGACTACGAAGTTATTTCGAAAGCTTGTAGTGAAATTTTTGAGCGAAATAGCCAAAATTTAGAAAACTCGCCCAAGACGCCAGAACTTATGAACGAAGCGTAAAAGCTGGCAAGGGCGAAGTGCCTGAAATGTTCATGATCGCAACAATATGCGAAAAATTCGGCTGGACTTGGTGGGATTATCAAAACCAGCCAGCCGAGTTTATTGATACGGTCAGAATTAAGTTAAATATTGAAGCCACTTTTGAGGCTAAACAAATTGAAGAGATGAAGAGAAAGACTAAATAATGAGCAATACGATTACGCTAACAGTTCGAGCAGATACTAAACAGTTTGAAACTCTCATGAAAAGCGCCGGCAAAACCGTTGATGACTTTTCTAAGAAGAACAAACGAAGTTTGGAAAGTATCGCAAACAGTGCGAATAATATGGCCGGAAAAGTTCAGGGTGCAATGAAGCTACTGGGCGCTACTTTGGTTGGTGGAAGTTTTGGCTTGAATGCTTTTGTGAAAGAAGCTTCAACTTTGCAATCAGTGCGAGCTAGTTTTGAGAGCTTGACCGGATCAGCCGAAGGTGCTCGAAAAGTGATGGCTCAGCTTAATAAATTTAGCTTGGAAACAGCTTTTAGCGCTGATGATATTAATGCTGCAGCTCGAACTTTGCTCGGTGCTGGCGTTAGTGTTGATAAACTCGGTTCACGAATGAAATGGCTTGGCGATATTGCTGGAGCGACCGGTGCGGATTTGGGACAGCTAGTTTTGCCAGTATCTCAAGCTTTAGCTAAAGGAAAACTTGATACCCAAGACTTTTACCAGATTTTGAACAGTGGCGCCGGAAAAGTGCGTGAAGTTCTTCAAAATGAGCTAAATAAACGTGGCCTTGGTGATGTTATGACCGCCTTGTCGAAAGGTAAAGTTTCGGCGGAGATTTTGGAAACAGCCTTAAAAACTGCGGCAAGCGAAGGTGGCTTTGCCTTTAATGGTGCGGCAAAACAAGCCCAAACTTTTGATGGGCGAATGAGTAATTTGCAAGAAACGATTAGCAATGTCGGTCTAGAATTGATTGGTGTTAATAAAGCGACAGGTGAAATTGACCCGAACGGTATTTTTGCTCAAATGAGTGAAAAGGTCGAGAAGACAACCAAGTGGCTTGAAGAAAACAAGGAGAAAATCAAAGAGGTTGCTCAAATTATCATTAATAATATTCAACCAGCGATGATTACGCTTACGGTTTTGTGGGCGAGTTTTAAAGCAATCGTGATTACTAGCCAAATTGTTGACGCTATAACGAAAATTAGTGATGCCGTCGGTAAAATGGTTGACGGCCTAAGCAAAGCAGTGACTTGGTATCAAAGTTTGAATAAAGCACAGATTGCCAGTTCGATTAGCGCAAAAGCTCATGCAGTAGCGGTAGGACTTCAAACTGCAGCAACAAATATTGCAACTATAGCACAAACAGCATTCAATGTGGCTATGTCAGCTAACCCAATTGGTTTAATTGTTTTGGCAATCGCTGCGGTTGTTGCTGGATTGGTTTGGTTCTTTACGCAAACAGAGATTGGTAAACAAATTTTTGGTGAATTTGTGAAGTTTTTGAGTGGAGTTTTTGGCGGATTGGTCAAATTTATAGGTGGAGTCTTTGGCGGTATTGTTAGTGTAATTACAGCCGTAGCTAACGTACTTATTCCACCTTTTCAAAATTTCTTAAAAATCGTTTCGCCGATCTTTGAGTTTTTCTGGCGAATTGTTTCAAGCGTCTTCATTTTGATTGTTGCTATAGTAGCAACCGCAATTGAAAGCATTGTTCAGCCGTTTATTTGGCTATTTCAAAATTGGCAAACAGTATGGAATAATATTTGTACTTTTGTTTCAACGATTTTTAACCTTATCGTTGGTATAATTACTACTTATATAAATATGGTTAATTCTATCATTTCCGCAATAATAAATACTATTATGGCGGTGATTACACCAATCGTAAGTTGGATAAATGATAATATTATTCAACCGATTATTAATTTCTTTTCAAACCTTTGGAACGGGATTGTGAACATAACACAAATTTTTATAAATTCTGTAATGGCTGTAGTTTTACCAATCGCTAACTGGATAAATAACACCATCATTCAGCCAATCGCCAACTTCTTTTCGGGACTATGGAACGGAGTTGTGAACATGGTGCGAGGGTTCATAAGTTCCGTAATGGCTGTAATCTCGCCGATTGCCAACTGGATAAATAATGCTATTATTCAACCGATTGCGAGATTCTTTACCGGACTTTGGAATGGAATTGTACAAGGAGTGAGTGGATTAGCAGCCGGTATTAGAACCGTATTTAGTTCTATCGTTGGATTTATTAAAGCACCGATTAACGCAGTTATTGGTGGTATTAACTCGATTTTTCGCAGGTTGAATGGTGTTACTGTACCGCATTGGGTTCCGGGGCTTGGCGGAGCTCACCCAACCTTCCCAATGTTCCCAATGCTCGCTAAAGGTGGAGTGGTAGATAGCGCCACGATGGCAATTATTGGTGAATCCGGTAAAGAAGCGGTGATGCCGCTCGAGAACAATACTGGCTGGATTACCAACTTGGCCGGACAGCTTGCTGAACGTGGCGGAACTGGTGGTGGAAATACTGTAAATATTAGCGTAAATGTTGAGACTAGAGGTGGAGATTTTGAAGAAGCGGATGCTATCAATATTGCTAAGAAGATTAATACCGCTCTTAAAAGCCAAGGTTTAAGTTTTGATCAAATGGGAGCTTTGAGATGATAAAAATAAATGGAAATGAGATTTTAAAACAACCAACCAGCTATAACGACGATCCTGAAACTATTAAAACAGATAGTTTCGCGATTGATGGCACAATTGAACGGCAAAAATACCCTGATAAAAAACGCGTGAAACTTAGTTATGATCGCGCAACTCCGGAGTTGGTGAGATATTTTAAAGATTTGGAAAATCAAGCTCAAATCACTTTCGAGAATAACGAAAGCGTTTGGGGCGTGTTAAAATTTACAGGGCTAATTACCGACTTTAGCGTTAGTGAATATCGAAGGGGTGGAAATTTACTAACTGCGTTAGATGTAACGATTCGGGAGTTTTAGATGAGCCAAAATGTAAGTGATAGTTTTGTCAACACCCTTAGGCAGTCGCAAAAACAAACTGATTTTGTGGTTAAAATTGGCTGGAATAAAGAAATCCGAGAAGATGCGGGTTTCTTTGTGCTGGATTCGAGCAAGTTAGATGATAATAACTTCCTAAAAGGTTCAGAAGATGTCATTACGCTATTTGACACTTTTAAATATAGCGATGAATCGGAATTTGTTAAGAATTTTTCTATTTCTAGGAAAATTTCACAGTATGCTTGGGGTGTGATTTCGGCAAATGCGAAGATTACTTTAAACAACCAAACTGGGCGATTTTTGCCAAATAATCTAGAGATTGGGGCTAATTTTAAGGCTGGGCGACCAGTAAAAATATTTGTTGGGTATAACGGCGAAATGATCTGCGTGTTTACCGGATTTATTGGCAGGCCAAAAGTAAATATTGTTTCGTCAACGGTGGAGCTTGAAGCGTTTGACGCAATGAGTTATTTTGAGACTCAGGAAATTCAGCAAAGCTATTTTGAAAATCAGAAAATTAAAGATGTTTTAAGAGAAGTTTTGATTGGGCGTGGCTTTGGTGAAAAACAGTTTAAAATCGACGATAGCTTGACTAGAGTTTATCCGTTTTTATTAACTAGCGAAAAAACAATGGGTGAACTTTTTAAAGAAGTTGCTCAAAATGAAAACGCTTTGATTTATGCCGATGAAAACGGTATTTTGAACTTTTTACCAAGTGAAAAGCTCGCTAAAAATAAGATCTCATCTTGGAATTTTACTTATTCGAACATGACAGACTTAGAGATTGCCGATTCGAAAATTATTAACTCCGTAAAAGTTAAGAGCTCTTATTTGAAAGAAGTTGGCTTTGGCACGCCCTTTAAACTTGAAGGTGAAGAAAACTCTGTTGGTGCTAAATCGAAAGCGACTTTTTGGCTAAATTTGGTCGACAAAGCAAAATACGGCTTGATTGGGAAAAATGTTGAGCCGACAGTTGTTTTTAAAAATTCAAAAGATGAAAATGGGGCGGTTTTGAACGGCTTGAAAGTAAGCGGATATAGCTTTGGTACAAAATATAAGCTCGAAGTCGAAAACCCGTTGAGAACACGCGCTTATTTACATGAGTTTTCAATCCCTGGGCGAATTATTCAAGAAGTAGAAGAATCGCCGGTTGTTGTTCAGAATATCCCAAGTATCGAAAAATATGGGCTTAACCCCGAAGAAAACACGGGACTTGCTGGAAATTCCATGGAGTATGAAATAAAAATAAGCGATAGATATGGCGATAATCCGCAAATTTCTGAAAGAGGCGTTGGCGGTGCAATGGCGAAAATAGGTGATGGGATTTTGCGAAATATGAGTGAACCAAATATGCAGTTTACTATTAAAAACTTTATGGCGCCTCATTTACAACTAGCTGATAGCGTGGGACTGGAGGTTCGCGATCTGAACGAACAATATAATTGTGCAGTATTGGGCGTTAGTCTTGAGGGTGGAGTAAACGCAAATTTTAGACAGGGATTATATTTGCAAGCATTACCAAGCATGAAACTATTTATCCTTGATTCTTCACGCTTAGATTCCGGAGAGATTCTTGGTTAGAGCTAAAAAATGTGTTATAATAAAGACATAATAAACGGCACTCGGAAGAGGCCGTTTTTTCTTTTGGGTGCAGTAAACGATAAAAAGAGGACAGGAGATGTAGGTGACAAATATGGAAGAAAAATATATTAATAGAGAAGTTTTTGAGGCGAGACTAGATGTTTTAGAAGAGAAAATTAACACTTTAGCTAATAGCATTGACCATATCAACACACAGCTAGAGATTATCACTAATATTAACAAAGAAGTCGTTGAACACCGTAAAGATATTGAAAGTGTACGGCGATCAACTGAACGCAATCAGGAGCGTCTTCGGCGTCTTGAAGAGAACCAGAGTAAAATTGTTTGGGCGGTTGGTCTAGCAATTCTTGGTGCTTTAGCTCAGTTTGTATTAGACGGCGGTTTGATGAGTCGTAAGTAAGAAAGGAAATAAATGGATAAAGTAATTGAATGGTTTCAACAGAGGCAAGGTCGAGTTAGTTATTCGATGAATTATAGGAATGGCCCTAGTTCGTATGACTGCTCAAGCTCAATTTATCACGCCCTAATTTATGCAGGAATTTTACCGCAAGGTTTCCGCATTGGTAACACCGAAACAGAGTTTGTAGACTTGCCGAAGTTTGGTTTCCAACGAATTGAAGCAGATATAAACGGTTATATTCCAACACAACGAGGCGACATCTTCATTTGGGGTAAGCAAGGACAAACTAGCGGAGCAGGTGGACATACTGGGGTTTTCATCGATAATGATAATATCATTCACTGTGCATATGGCTATAATGGAATCCATACGGACAACCACGACTGGTTGGCAGGGATTAACGGCGTGCAAGATTTGACTATCTTCCGCTATACTGGGAAACCGCAAAATACGCCAGCACCAACACCATATGCTGAGAAAATTGATGATGAGATAAATGTTGGTTCACATCTAAAGTTTAATCAGATATTTACTGTTGTTGAGACACGAGAAGCTGATGGTCGAAAAGAGGCTCGAATAAATGAGCTTTGCCCAGTTGGCTTCACTTGGGAAGAAAACGGAGTGCCTACAAGTTGGCTAGTCAAAGTCGATAACGATGGCTATAGAATTGGTGGCGATATTAACACTGGGGACAGCGTAAAAATTGAGGGTGCTTTTGTTGCACAAGAAGTTGTTCAAAATGATAATATGTGGTTTGCTAAAATTAACCGTGGTGGAATTGATGTGTGGGTGGAATTGACACCAGCAACTGAAATTCTAGCAGGTGAATTTGGCACAAGAATTGAAAACCGACCAGCACCAGCGCAAACTCCGGAAATAGTCGAAAAAACACCGGAAATTAAAGGGGTTATAAGTCAAGATGGGGAGAAAAAAGATATGTCGCAAAATATTGTAAATGAAGAAAAGCAAGAAAAAGCGCCTGAACAGCCTAAAATTAAGGCTATGCCTATAAACGAAAGGAAATTTACAGAAGAAGAGGTTAAAATGATTGAAGATTTACAGAAAAAAGCACTTGATAGCGTGGATAACACAGAATATACGCCTGCAATTTCAGAAAAAGCAAAGACAACAGTGTATTTTGTAGCTGACCTTGGAATTCTAGTTAATATGCTAGTAGCTACAATCTGCGTTATTATTATGCCAAATTTTACCAAAGAAATTCTAGCAATTTCTGGTGCAGTTGCTACAGCATTTGCAGGATTGAAACCAATTTTTAAGCTAGGAGCTAAAAAATAATGGCTTACGAGAATTTAACATTTACACCAGGTGAAACTCTTACTGCGGCTAAGATGAACAAGCTACAAGCTAACGTTGCAGGATTGAGAGATGGCTCAAATATTGGAGCCGGTGCAGTTCGAGCTGACAGTATCAATTTTAATTCGTTTCCGATACAATACGGCGGCGGAGAATTGGCGCCAGGAACGGTTTCAAAAACCTTTACGCCAAAATCTGATGGATTGTTGCGAGTAGTTGCTGGTGGTCGGCGAAATGCTGGAAATGCCGCAGACCTTGTGATTTATATTTCGGCGACTGGCGTATCAAATCAGGTAGATAGTACGGGTGTGCAGTACGGAACTGGCGTAT